ATGACGATTGTCTCTTCAGAGACGCCTAAACCCGGACAACGAATGACAACGATTTTAGGATGTCACCTTCGGTGGAAGGGCGAAGAAGATTGGAATCCGGGGCGAGTGTCACGGTGACGAGATTCGTAGGGAGGTCACAGAGTTTGACCGCTGGCGCTACGGGGGAATTATAAGCCCCCGACTATTGGGGTACGCTATGGCAAAGAGAAAATACTCTGGCAAGCGTAACAAAATGGAACCATCAGTTCAGACTATGACTGTAACCATGCCAACTGTTTTACCTAGTGAAACTGGGACATATTTTGTCGATCTAAGTCAAATCGCCTCGATTTGTAACCGCAGATTCTATCGGCAAGGCATCAACTGGGCTCTTTCGGGCATTAAGATCCGAAGTCCAGCAGGTGCAGCAGGTGTAATTTCAATTAGTAAATTGCCAAACACCTGGGTTATGTCCAATAGTTGGGAAAAGGCTATGCGAGCCTGGAATAAGATGAACCGTGAAGCACTTGCTGAAACAGAATCGGTTCGTCCAAGGTTCTTGGATTTCAAGATTTATGCTGATGCTATTCATCATCAGGCAGGTTATGCTGCTAATCTTTTGCCAATTGATCTTTCAGGTAACCCAGCTACTCCTGGAGAATGGGAATCTGCAAAGATTGTTGTTCCAACGTCATCCACTGCTTCGGGGTCCTCAGAATTTGAGGCAATTGCTGTGGGTGCAAGTTTCCCCGGCGCTGGTGCATCTGGACTCAATGCTGTTTCATTGATTGAAGGATATGCCGCTTCTCGAGGTCTGCCAAATATTGCAGATCCAAATACTCCTGATGATGCTGCAGACGTTGGTCCTACTGCTACTCCAGAAAATTGGATAGCAGCAATGTTTAATGAGGGTACTGATCAAGATTCCGATGTTATCGAGAATATGATTACAGAGAATAACATTGCACCATATCCATTTGAGAATGATGGTCTTCATGTTGATACAATGTATCCCGGAGGTGCAAATCAACTTGCGACTCTGCAACCGCATGACGTTGAAAATATCACCGGAACTACAATTGGGGGAACAACCCGATTGAAGGGGGGAAATTTCCCATGTGGTCTTATGCGATTTGATTTTTTAAATCAATCTCTTGAAGCTCAAGGACTTAATATTCAACTTGAATTTATTCCTGGTACTCACCGAGGTTATCTTTGTGAACCAATGACGGAGATGTGAAGATTATGACACCAACTCCAGAAATTGAAACAGTCAAGGAGGCGGTTACTACCGCATCTCTGTTGAACCACCTTCGCTCGAACCGAATCGAGTATGCTCTCGGTTTGGTGCTCCTCCATTTGGCAGGCGTAAGCGATCGTCTTCTTGGCCAACTATCAGGAGTGTGCTTCTGATGGTGTATAAATATGGCAAGACTTTCAAGAAAGACGGAAAATTAGTTCGATACCGTTATACTGACGGTAAAAAATCGACTAAGAAACTTGTTGCTGTAAACAAGAAAAAGAAAAAGGCACGTAGAACAAAGTGATGAAGATGTGCCCAAAATGTTCTTCGAACAGAATAGAAAGTGTTCTTATTGATGACACTGATCCAAAGCAACCAATTATTCATTGTTGTTGCGAAACTTGTGGAACGGAGTGGGTTGAATGAGCGCCGTATCATTTTTTGAAATAGGCGGCGAACTCATTGAATTGAAGGCGGATTATGATTATGCCACAGGCAGAAGTACCGCTTCAGATAGGAACGTCCAACGCAAAATGGCGAAGGACGTACGACATATTACTAAAATACCTGAAGTCCTTTCTGCGAAACGCAAGGACTCGGGAATGGGAACCTATGAGACGGTTGGTCATTATGCTGGTCTTGGCGCAGGCGTTGTTTTCGGCGTTGTGACATTTCCAGTGACCCAACTGGATACACCTTTGATCGGACCAGCGGACTTAGCTTGGTTCGCAGCTACAATCAAATTTACTCAGAAGGCCCAATATGTGGGTCGAACACTTGGAAGTCAATTAGATTGATATAGTCGTGTATACACCGTGTATACATGGCGAAGTTATATTGGCGAGTGAAGCGAGACGGCAAATGGACATGGCGTTCTGCTGATGTCATAAGTGACGACGCAAATACAACACTTGTATACAATGCGGAGGAAGATGACCCATCAGAAGACTACTGTCGTGCTGTGGAGGAAGAAGAATGATCTACATTGTTTGTAGATATTGTGGAAAACACGACTTAGTTCCTAAGTGTGTAAATGAAATAGAACTGTGTTTCAGTTGTATTATGGATGTAGTACCGTATGATTAAATGTCAGACGTGTACGATCGTAGAAGAAATCTACGGATACACCGAAAGCGTAGCATCTTGGCTATGCAGGTGTAAAGAGAAATCTGCACAATCTTCCTTACCGGTGAGGCATCACCGTAGAGTGCGGATGATGGGCGGCACGATTCGCTGCCATTTTGGCTGCTGTAATCCTGAAGACGGCTATGACGATTGTCTCTTCAGAGACGCCTAAACCCGGACAACGAATGACAACGATTTTAGGATGTCACCTTCGGTGGAAGGGCGAAGAAGATTGGAATCCG